ATTAGGCAATAAGCTCTGTAGTAGGTTGATTAGCAATTTAACATTTTCTGGATTATTTAGCACTTCTTTAGGATCCATGGTTCACCTTTGCTCTTTGAATAGATAACATAATGTCAGACAAGTTTTTCAAGCTATTAGCTATATACGATAATCTATCACTTCTTTGTTTGGCATATTTTTTTATACTACTAAGTGCTTGAGCTTTATCATTATGTTTTATTGCCTGTAGGGATTTTTCAATGTAACCATACCCTTTATAATTATTTACTTCGTCTGCTATTGTCTCTTTAATGGATTCTTCAGCCCAATTTTGTCTGGCAATTTCTCTGTTAATTGTTCTTTGAACATGGAACGCGAACTGTCCAAGTCTGTAAGATATTTGAGCACAATCTTCTGGAGATAGCTTCTCAATTTCATCACGAGACATTGTTAAATATGTATTCATTTCTGCTTCTGATACGCCATATGTTGGAGCATACTCTGGTAGTGAGATACTATTTTCGTACTCGTCAAGCACCTTATCCCAGTGCTGTAGATCTTCTTTAGCGCTTCTATTCATTATTAGTAATCCTTTGTTCCCACACTTCTGGAGATTCCATATATCCCAATACTATATATTTGATTCCATTCTTTTCACACCATTCTTGTTTATCATGATCTCTTTTTTGAGACTTGAGAAAAGAAATTCTAGAATTATGATAGAATGGTATGAACTTATAATGCTGCTCTCCATGCACTTCTACTGACATCTTTAATAGAGGAATATAAAAATCTAAATACAAAATTTCTGATTTGCGCAGTGGTACTGGAACTTCCTCCAGTATTTGCATAGTTGGAAAATTTTTAGTCAGAATCTTTCTGGCCTCCAGATGAAAAGATGACTTATTCTGCATTTTACCCTTCGCAATGTAACCTGTCAAGTGCCAAGAATGAGAATTCCCATCCAAATCGACTATATTCATTTATTAATTCCTAAAACTTCTTTCACAGCATTTTCAACAGTAGCATAAGCAGTAGGATTTTCTAGTAAATAGTTTCTCACTTTTTCTGATCCTTGGAATTTAGGCTTATCTTCTACTACGGTAATAGTATACCAAGCACCTCCCTTATGAATAATGCCAACATCAGAAGCCAGATTGATAATTTCAGTACACTTATCAATACCTTGACCATATCTAATATAGCTAGTTGTTGTTGCTCCGGGTGGTCCCAACGCTGAACATATAACTTGCCATTCTATTTCTTGTCCTATTTGAGTATTATCGGTACCCAACAGCCAAGGCTTGAATGTTTTTGCTCTGAGTTTGATATCTGTCTGATATGCAATAGCTTGCCCAGACTTTTCTTTAAATTCTGCACCATAACCAGTGGGATTACCCATTAAGTGAGTAATGCCAATAACGATATTTTTATTAACAGGAATAACATTGGCTACCTTACGACAGAACTTAGCAAGTAGCTTTGCGCCGTCTGCTCTTTGCATTTTATCCATATCAGATGTAATTTCTGCTTCTGTACATAATGCAGAATATGAGTCTATGATTAGAACACACCCAGGGATTTCGTTAATAATTCTTTCTCCAATTTGCAAGTATTCTTCCGCATGTAGAATTTTACCTTGCTGAGAACCTATTACATGAAATCTAGAAAGATCTAATGCTGGTATTCCCTCAAGATCTCTTTTCTTCAGTCTACCTTCAATATTTAGGTAGTACACTTGCCGACCTTCTTTAAAAGACCCGTAAGCATACTCTAGTTTCTGTGCTGTAGCAGCAAAGTCTAGTGATGAGGTTGTTTTTCCACATTTGGGTTGTCCAGTAAGAACAACGAAACTACCTTCTGGTATTCCTCCGTTAAGAGCAATATCTAAAGCTGGACCGATTGGTATTGTTAATATTTTTTTATCTACAATAGCATTGCCAGATAAAATAATCCCATCACCAAAATTCTTATTAACATCTTCTTTTAGCGTTGTAGCCATTATTCTAAATCTCGTAGTTTGGAAATGATATTTGGTTTACTGTTATTAGCTTTTCTATGTACTATATTATCTTTACGATCATAGTCCATAGACAACTCCGTATTTTCCTGCTCCACTATCTTTTGGTATTGGTCTATAATAGCAAGAAGGTGTGGCGCTCGCAAAGAGTAAATCTTAGCTGATTTGGTATCATTCAAGGCTTTTATAATGGCTTTGGGATGGTATTTTTTAAGTAGTTTATTTGCTGACCCTATTTGGTTCCTATAATATGTTGACCACTCTTTAGTCAACCAAAACCTATAGTGTAAATCTATATTACTTAATTTGGCTTTATGTTCGCATATTATCTCAGTGATATACTGAGCAGCGGACACGTCCTTGCCATTAGAATACCTGGAGGGGTATTGAGCTTTATGCATTACTTGGGCTTGTTTGGTCTAAAAATATTCTTTTCTTGGTTTCTTCCCTGAGATGATTCTGCTTGCTTTCTTGTTTCGTCAGCAATTGCTGAAGCATCCTTGGTCATAATTGCTACATTGTTTAATTTCTTACCGGATGTATGAGTAATCATTAAACTTTTAGCATTAGGTTTTGGTGCAGTATTCGTTTGAACATTGGCTTCAAGCACTTCGTTAATTTGCTTTTCTGACACTCCTAGTTCAGTAGATATCTTGTCAAGACCTTCACCAGTGTGACTGAGCCAAAGAATAGCATACTTATTTGCTTTACTTAGTTTAGCCATTAAATCTTCTCTCTTTCTGCTTTATTAAGCCATAGTAAATTTTTAGAACAAAGGAATTGTAAATAACATTCAAATACTGCCGGGCTTACTGGAGTAAACCGATTGGTTGGACGACAAGTATTATCAACGATACTAGAAGACTTATCTTCTCCTAATTGAGAGATTGGATTATATAGTTTGTTGTTGGTTGATAGTCTAATAAAATATTGTGTAGGATTATTTGTTTTTGTAATCTTTTTAGCTAGTACTTTATTGCTATCGGCATTAAGCATGGGGTTTCCTTCGGAATCAACATGGTCTTCATCACCAACTAGACAATAAAACTTATAGTCTGTTGTATCTTGCTTATTATTATCAATAGTAAAGATAAAATCACCCATTATTTATCTCCGATGCTTTCTCTGTTGCTTCTTTGTCTGATTCCATGATACATCTCTGTAGCTTGTTGAAGAAACCTTCCATGTACTCATGATAGTGTTTGTTCTGGGGTACGGGAACGTGATAATTCTGTTTGCAAATTTCATTAATTCCAACAACATTGCCAGTCTCGTCTTGTTCTAAGACCTTGGCAGTTACAGTAATTACCAGCTCGTGTGGACACTCTAAGAGTTTTTCATATTCTTGACTAATCTCATTTGATAATGAGTTTTGTTTTAATAGACCTTCTAATACTGTGTCTATAGCTTTCTTCTCTTCTTCTGAAATATTTTTTTCTGTCATTATTTGGTCCACTTAGTTTTTGTTTTAGGTTTTTTGATTTGTGACATTCCTTTAGGTAGATTGGCTATCTCTTCGGGATCTTTGTATGCATTATGTTTTTCTTGCAAAGACATTCTTTGATCATCACTTAAAGAATCTCTATTACGATTAGCTAAGTCTCCTAATGTCTTTAACTCACTAGAATGTTTTCTAACAGAACAAGAAACATTTATAACATCGTCTTCGTAAGATCTTTCTGTATTTTTTGCCGAACAATGTTGACACTTTGGATGTTCTTTATAGTCTGAAAAATGAGCAAATAATTCAAATTTCTGTTCGCATTTATTGCATATGTAAGTGTATGTTGGCATAAACTATTTTGTATCTCTCTCTATTTCCTTTAGCCAAGCTAGATTCATAGTATTAAGAAACTGTAGATATTTATCAAATATGATTTTATTTACTTCTTTAAAAGCCCATTCTGTTTTACATACCTGTGTGATGATGTTGTGTTTTTTATCTTTAATCTTGTGGTATTGAATAGGATTATATACTTCACCAGTTGGGCTAATTTTTATATAGTATCTATAATATTGGCTGACACTACCAAAATGTTTAGGCTTCTTGTTTTGTATGCATTTTGCAACGATGAGCGGGGATGATGGGTCAGACAACCTTGATCTATCGTTATCGTCTATAAAATCCTCACTACCTCTTAAACAAAAATACATTTCTACATCTTTATCTTGCTTAGCCCGAAATATGTGTTCCATTACTTTTCTCATATTGAATAAAAGGTTCCCACTCTGATAGTATCTGGGTGTTATGTATACTAGACAGTTCTTTGTACCAAGGCAAGTACTCTACTGAGTATTTTGGCTCAACAGGAGATTGTAGTAGTGTCATTCCTGCTTCTTTCGGTGTTTTATTGCCCTTTTTATGGTTGCATGGTCTACAAGCAGTTACTATATTATGCCAATTAGTGGAGGCTTTTCTGTTTGGAGAGTATCTGCTTTTGGGTATAATATGATCGTATGTTAATTGTGAATTAGAACATTTTTGTCCACAATATTGACATGTAAAATTATCTCTAATAAATAGATTGTGCCTAGAAAAATTAATTTTTCTGCCGTAGATGTTAAAAAATCTAATAGTCCTAGCAACAGATGGGACTGGAAATCTTTTCCCATTTGGACCATGAATATGTTTATCTTCATAA